AACTTTATTTTCAGATGTTGGGAAAACCAACACAATATATAAAGATAGAATATTTTGCACAGATCAAAATATAAACCAAACAACAAATAACCATTACGAATTAAATGAGGGGCAATATACCACATATGATGGTTTCAATAATGACTATATTGTAATATGAGAAAAAGAAACGAAAAAGGGCAATTTAGCAAAACAAAAGTATCCGAGTTTGGCTTTGTAAACCTAAGTACATACACATCACCAGAGATAAAAGAAGTTAATGGTGAAGATTGGATAGAGTATGGTGCAGATAACAACTATTTTCAATTCCTTATTGATAGGTATAATGGTTCACCAACAAACAATGCAGCTATAAATGGTATTTCACAAGCTATTTATGGAAAAGGTTTAAATGCTACAGACAGCAGCAAAAAACCTAATGAGTATGCACAGATGGTTTCTTTGTTTAGAAAAGATGTTGTGAGAAGATGTTGCTATGATTTGAAACTTATGGGACAAGCTGCAATCCAGGTTATCTATTCTAAGGATAGAAGCAAAATTGTTCAGCTAGAACATATGCCTATTGAAACACTAAGAGCAGAAAAATGTGATGAAGATGGTAATGTACCAGCATATTACTATTATAATGATTGGGCAAACATAAAAAGAACAGACAATCCGTTAAGAATACCAGCATTTGGTATGTCTAAAGAAAGCATAGAGATATACTACATAAAACCCTATAAATCAGGCTTTTACTACTATTCCCCAGTCGACTATCAGGGAGGTTTACAGTACTGTAGCTTGGAAGAAGAGGTGTCTAACTATCATTTGAACAACATAATGAATGGTCTTTCACCATCAATGTTAATTAATTTTAACAACGGTACTCCAAACCAGCAAGAAAGACAATTAATAGAAACAAAAATTGCACAGAAGTTTTCTGGAACTAGCAACGCTGGTAAATTCATTTTAGCTTTTAACGACAACAAAGAAAGCCAAGCAGAAATAACACCAGTACAATTAAGTGATGCACATAACCAATATCAATTTTTAAGTGAAGAAAGCACACAAAAAATAATGGTTGCCCATAGGATTGTGTCACCTATGTTATTAGGTATAAAAGATGGTAGTGGTTTAGGTAACAATGCAGAAGAAATAAAGACTGCATCTCTTTTAATGGATAACACCGTTATAAGACCGTTTCAAGAACTTTTAATAGATAGCTTTGACCAAATACTAGCTTACAATGATATAGCCTTAAACCTATACTTTACGACCTTACAACCGCTAGAATTTACAGAAGTAGATACAGACTTACAAGACAAAGAAACTATTGAAGAAGAAACTGGTGTTGAATTATCAAAGGTAGACTTAAAAACTATTGATGGAAAAGTTGCATATGAAACCAAAGAAGAAGCTGAAAGAGTAGCTGATGAAATGGGTTGTGGTGGATCACACGAACACGAAGTAGAGGGTGTTGTTTACTATATGCCTTGTGTATCACACGAGGAACTTAAAGCACCTTGTTGGGATGGCTATGAGCAAATAGGCACAAAAAAGAAAGATGGTAAAGAAGTACCTAATTGTGTACCATTAAAGCAAGAACTTACAGATGAAATGGCTGATGCTATTTTAGAAAACCTTAAATATGAAACAATAGGTGATGATTATGAATTAGTTGAAACTAGAGAATATTCAGAAGAAAATAAAAGCACAGAAGATTGGGCAAAATCACTTATAAAAAGAAAACTATCAAGAATAAGAAAGTTTGCAGATTTTATAACATCAAAGCCTAATGAAGAAAGCAAGTTAGATAAATCATTTTACAAGATTAGATACACATACCAACAAAGGGTGTCACCATCATCTACCAAAACTGGTAAAAGCAGAGATTTTTGTAGAACAATGATGGGTAGAACATCTAAAGGTGTAGTGTATAGAAAAGAAGATATAGACAATGCATCTTTTTCTGGTGTAAATAATAACTTTGGTCATAAAGGGCAAAACTATTCTTTATTTAAGTTTAAGGGTGGTATTTATTGCGGTCACTACTGGCAAGAAGAATTGTATAGAATGAAAAGTGAAACTGAAAAATACATATCAAGAGGTAAAGAAGTTAAATCAATACCAAACAAATTTCAACCAAAAGGAACACAATACAAAGAAGCTGGTATAGCACCAACTGATATGAAAGATAGAGGTGCATACCCAAACTAAGAAACTATGGCTACAGTATTATTTATAAATAGAACAGATTTAGTTAGAAACTCAATTTTAGATGGATCAATAAATACAGACAAATTTATTTATTTCATCAAAATTGCACAACAGATAGATATTCAGCAGATTATAGGTACAAATATGTATGATGGTTTGACTGCTGCTATTGTTGCTGGAATTGATTTACCAGCCAATGCAAGATGGAAGTTAATATTAGACGATTATATTGTTGATATGCTTATATGGTATGCACAAAGTAATTACATTCCATTTGCTGCTTACCAGGTTTCCAATGGTGGTGTTTTCAAACATAATTCTGAAAACTCACAAACTGTAGATAAAAACGAGGTTGATTTTTTAGTTGAGAAAGCAAGAACAAATGCAGAATGGTATTCAAGACGTTTTATAGACTTTATGAGTTTTAACCAAACTACATACCCAGAGTACACCAATAATGTCAATGATGATATTTACCCTAGTTATGAAGCAACATTTAATGGGTGGGTACTATGATTTACAAACCAAAAGCAAAAAACATTGAGAAATTAAAAGTATTTCTTAAAAAAAGAAAAAAGTAATGGCAAACGAAATATATTCAAAAAGTTGGTGGGGTTCTGGTGTTTGTGATAATACTGTAGGATGGGGTTTAGTTTATAAGCCTTATGCTGGTTGTAGTGCAGTAGATGGTTTGTTGGTTACCCTACAAGCAAGGGCAACATATTATGAAAATGTAACTTGTACAACAGCAACATTAACCGAATTTGAAAACATAGTATAATGAGCAACTTATTAGACAAAGCAAGTGTCATATTAACACCTACAGCATATAATACAAGTGAAGCACTATGTGTTAAGCCAAGTGATGGAACTGGTGATTTTGATTTTTCACGTGCTACAGAGGCAACAAGAATAAACTCACTAGGTTTAGTTGAAACAATAGGTATAAATTTACCACGTATAAACTATGAGGGTGGGTGTGGAAGTTGGTTGTTTGAACCGCAGAGTACAAATTTGTTTGATTACTCAGAAGATTTTAGTGATAGCTTTTGGACAAAGGATGTTGCTACGATTTCAAGCAATTCTATAATATCCCCAGATGGCACACAAAACGCAAGTACTTTGGTTTCATCAAACACAACAAGCCAACAATTAATAAAAGGTAGTTTTAGTGTTATAAGTGGTAATGATTATACCGTTTCGTTTTTTGCAAAAAAGAAAGATTTTGATTATATACAAATAAGATTTGAAGGTAGGGGCGCACCTTTTCAAGCTGGGGGGGTATGGTTTAATATTGACAATGGAACACTTGGAACACAAGAAACTGGATATACTGGTACAATAACCGATTATGGCAATGGCTGGTACAGATGTACATCAACTGCAACGGCAACTTCATCAGCAACTGCAACAATAAGAGTACAATTAGCAAGTAGCGACAATTCAAGCACCATTGTAGGTAATGGAACAGATGGAACTTATATTTGGGGGGCGCAAACAGAAGCATTATCATACCCAACATCGTATATTCCAACCTCTGGCTCAACAGTTACACGTAACAAAGGCTTATGCACCAATGGCGGTAGTTTAGCATCTATAAATTCACCAGAGGGGGTGTTATACATTGAAGCTGCAGCATTGGCAGCTATTACTGAGGAAAGACGTATTGTTTTAAGTAATGGAACAAATACATATAGAGTAATTATACGCATAACAGCACCAGATACAATTAAGTTTTTTGTTGGCGTTGTATCTAACCAGGCATCACATACAGCTACGGGTGTAGTTACAACAAACTTTAATAGAATGGCAATATCTTGGAAAGAAAATGATATAAGATTTTATTTAAACGGCACAAATATTTTCACAGATACAAGTTCTAATCCTTTTCCAGCGGATACTCTTAATATATTAAATTTTTCATCTCCAGATGGAAGTTCTAATCCTTTCTTTGGAAAAACTAAATGTGCAGCAATTTGGAAAGAAGCCTTAACAGATGCAGAATTAATATCTTTAACAACACTATAATGAATATATATAAAACGGTATTTGATACAGAACAACAAGGTAAAGATATACTTGTATCTAAAGGTGTGTGGAAGGAAGTTACAGAAGATGGTGTAACATCAATGCAGTTTATAAATGGTACTGCTGCGGTTGTAAATATTGGTAAAGTTGTAGACACTACAAAAACTACAGATCCAGAAAACCCAGTTTTTTATCCAGGTTGGGCATATGACATAATGAGTAGTGATTTATTAGACTTTGGAACTTATGAAGTTTATCCTGGTAATGAAGCTGCACATAGTTTTTATGGCTACCCAAGAGATGCAGAAGTGCCTAAATAATTTGTATATTTGATTAAATCAAAAAACAATATTATGAAATTATCAAAAAGTGAATTAAAAACATTTAAAGACCAAGAACAACAGAAACAAGCAATATTACACGATTTAGGTTTATTGGCTACGCAATCACATACACTATCACATATGTTTGCAGAACTTGCAATGAAGCAAGAACAAAATAAAAAGGAACTTGAAAAAAAGTATGGTAACATAGAAGTAAACCTACAAGATGGAACTTTTAAATTAATCACAGATGAAAAAAATAAGTAAACACATATCTTACAAAGAAGCAGTTGGTTCTAATTATGCTAAACAATACGGCATAAAAAACAAACCAAATGAAGAACAAGTTGAGAATATGAAACTACTTGCTGAAAAGGTATTTGAACCACTTAGGGAGTGGGTAGATGCACCAATAAAAGTAAATAGTATGTTTAGGTCTTTAGAACTTAATACTGCCTTAAAAGGTGCGCCAAGAAGCAGTCACTTAAGAGGTGAAGCATTTGATATTACAAGTATGGGTGGTAAGTCTAATTTAGAGATGTTTTACTGGATAAAAGACAACTTAGTTTTTGATCAGCTTATTTGGGAATTTGGCGAAGAACCTAAATGGTTGCACGTTTCTTATAAAAAAGAAGATAACAGACAACAAATTTTAGTAACTAAAAGACCAGGTATTTACCATATTTATTCTAATTGTAAATCTTGCTAGTATGCCTATACCTAAAAAGAAAGCAAACGAAAAGCAAAGTGATTATATGATTAGGTGTGTACCTCAACTAATGCAGTACCACGATAAATCACAAGCTATTGCAATTTGCTATCAAAGTTTTAAAGGTGAAGCTGTAGAATTAGAAAGTTACAATGACTATCCAGAAAGTGCATCTAACAATGCAAAGAAAGCAATTAAATACAAAGAAGAAAATGGTTCATCTTGTGGTACTCAAGTTGGTTGGACACGTGCTGGTCAATTAGCAAGAAAAGAAAACATATCAAGAGATACTATAGCAAGAATGGCATCTTTTAAAAGGCATCAACAACATAAAGACGTACCTTACAAAGATGGTTGTGGCGGTATTATGTGGGATGCTTGGGGTGGCACGTCTGGTGTTGAATGGGCAATAAACAAATTAAAACAAATAGATAAGAAATGATAACAGATTATAAAACATTGCTTATAAACTTAGGAACATTTTTATTTTCAATGACAAACGTAGATGTAATATTAAAGGTTATTTTGCTAGTGGTAACAATAGGTTACACATTACAAAAATGGTGGTTGTTAAATAAGAGTAATGGAAAAAAGAAAAAACAAAAAAAAGTTTAAAGATACAAGGGTAGGTAAATTTCTTACTAAAGTTGCACCAAACATTTTAAAAGGTGTTAGTGACATTGTACCCGATGCTGGTATTTTAAAGCTAGTAGGTAGTCTTATAAGCAAAGATGAAGTACTTACACCTAAAGACAAAGAAGAAGCCTTAAAGCTGCTTGAAATGGATATTATAGAAATGCAAGAAGTTTCTAAAAGGTGGGTTTCAGATATGTCAAGTGATAGTTGGTTATCAAAGAATGTAAGACCAATGATGTTAATCTTTTTAACCATATCAACCTGGTGCTTAATTCTTATGGATAGCCTTGCAATAGATTTTGGTGTAAGTGTTGAGTGGATTGATTTACTTAAGTCACTTTTAATAACAACTTATGTTGCATACTTTGGTTCTAGAGGTATGGAAAAATACAAATACATTTCTCAGAACAAATAGAATACTTTTCCTAAAGCATTATCTTTTATTTATATTATTATTTTTTTTAATATATATTTTTAGATTTATATTTATATATATATTTCTAATTATTTATTTTATATATTTGAAGTAATAAAAAAGTGTAAAGTTATTACTTATATTTTTAAAAAACAAATAAAAGATGGAAAACACAAAATGTATTCAAGTAAGAAAAGATTATTACCTATTAATTATAGATGATAAATCTTTAGGTGAGTTTGAGAAAAGCCAATTAAGACATATTTTAGAAGTTATAGATAATGCCATCTAAACTATCAAGAAGTAAAATAGTTAAAAAACTAGATGCTATATTTAGCCAATATATAAGGTTAAAAGATGCAGACCATAAAGGAGATGTAACTTGCTTTACTTGTGGTAAGGTTTCACACTATAAAGTAGGTATGCAATGTGGTCACTTTCAGAGTAGAAAACACTATGCTACCAGGTGGATGGAAATGAATGTTGCGGTTCAATGCGTTGGCTGTAATATGTTTAAAGCTGGTGAACAGTATATTTTTGGTAAGTACTTAGATCAAAAGTATGGTGATGGTACAGCTGAAGAATTATATATAAAATCAAAAGAAACTGTAAAGTATTCTAATGATGAACTACTAGATATGATTAAACACTATAAAGACTTGGTAGATAGTATATAAAAGATTATCTTTGGGTATTCTGTTTTGTTAAGGGAAAGGGGTTTGGCTTTATG